TGGTATTATGAACCATACATTGCAGAACTTTGTAGTTGATTTAACAGCTAGAGGTGAAGCTAGAGGGTTGTGTGTTGTAGAGAAGGTTAAAGACTTGCCAGAAGGTATAACACCTGATGAAGAGAAGGAAGAATATAATCTATACACATTGGTTGAGAGAAACAATGAAGATGGTAAGTGGTATGTAAGACAATCTATAGAGAGTGTTATAGTTGGAGAAGAAGTATCTTACACTGAAGACAAAGTACCATTTCAATATGTTGGTTGGAATTGGACAACTGGAGATAAGTATCACAGACCTTATGCTGAAGATTATATAGATGATATAGAACAGTATAATACATTGTCTAACTTGCTTACTAAAGGCTCTGTAATAGCTTCTAAGGTGCTTATATTCGTTGATGAGAGAGGAAACAGAACCAGAATAGCAGATATAACTAATAGTCCTAATGGAGAGGTTATAAATGGTAGAGCTGATGATGTATCTGCATTTCAGCTACAGAAGAACTTTGATTTTCAAGTACCAATGGAAAGACTACAAGATATACAGAAGAACTTATCAAGTGCTTTCTTGATGCATGAGTCTGTTACTAGAGATGCAGAGAGAGTAACTGCACAAGAGATTAGATTTATGGCTCAAGAGTTAGAGTCTAGTTCATTATCTGGTGTATATTCTAAGCTATCTAAGAAGGTTTCTAAGCGTATAGTACAATGGGTTATGCAAGAGTTGAAGATAGACTTTAAAGCAGTATCTATCAATGTTATAACTGGACTAGATGCACTAGGAAGAAACCAAGAGTCTCAGAAATTAGATGCATTGGTTACCAGAATGGCTCAAATGGGTTATCAGTCGTATATCAATGAGCATGAACTTATACAGAGATATGCTGCTGGAGAAGGAATAGATGTAACTGGCTTAATAAAGACTCCATCTGAGGTTGAGGCACAACAACAAGCACAAGCTCAACAACAAAATGAACAACTAGGTGCAGATGCTCTAATGGAATCTGCTGGTAAAACAGCTGGAAGTTTATGATATACTTCTTAATCAAAAAACAAAGGATATAAAATGGCTCGAACAAATATCGTACCATCTGCAGTAGATGGAGAAATAGTACCAAAGAAAGAATTTCTAACATTATCAAGACTGGAGTATGATGAATACTCAAAAGAAAAAGGTACTGTGATGGGAAGAAAAGATGGTCAGAAGACTACATTGTCTACTCAAGAACTTAGAGTTTTGATAAATGACGGCTGGACGGCACAAGAGGTAAAAGATAAACATGGTCTTAGTGATGATGAGTTAAAACAAGTAGTATTTAAGCTGTCAAAGGAAGAGCAAAGAGATAAGCCTATTAAGTTTGGAAGAAGTTAATTATGGAAAACATCAACGTAGACAGCATTGAACATAGTGTTGAAGTAGATGGTGGTAACTTACCGTCTGCTGTTGAGGAAACCAAGAATACTCTTGATGGATTTAAGATTACTGATGAGATACAAGCTAAGTATTTCAAAGAAGGTAAGCTATATGGTAGATTTGACAACATATCTGGTATGGCAGAAGCATTAAAGTCTGTTGAGGATAAATACTCTGCTACTATGAGAGATATTAAGAGTGGTAAGTATCAAGAGGTGGCTGAAGTAGTACCTGAACCAGTCGATGTTATGGTTACAGCTAAGCCACTTATAGATAAGTTTGTACAGAATGGTATGGTTCTTACTGATGAGATACTTGAAGAAGCTAAAGCTAGTGGACTAGACATAAGAGATGTTAAGTTAGCTGCAATAGAGATGAAAGAAGCTATTGGCAAAGCTCATAGCTACGTAGGAGGTGCTGAAGAGTACAACTCTATGGTTGCTTGGGCTAAAGAAAGCTTAGATGATGCTAGTAAGATTAGTTTCGATAAAGACTTGTCTACAAGTATGAGTAAGTATGCTATACAAGGATTGTATGCTGAGTACAAAGCTAATAATGGTGTAGCAAATGTACAAACTCAACGTATTATGGGTGATACATCTGGAAATACTGGTGTTAAACCATATGCTAATACTAATGAGATACTAAGAGATAATGCTTATATCAACTCTCCACAAGGTCGTAATGATAGTGCTGCTAAAGCACTGTATAACAAGCGTATAGGTGTTACTCCAGACAAAGTTATCTACGGAAGATAATAGATAGGTATTGACATTCATATAATTTTAGTTATATAATGTCATCAAGTCGTTGGGTTATGCCCAGCAACCAAAACATTCTTCATGAATATTTCGTTTAAACTCTCCCTCCTTCAGAGGCAGTAGTTGAGCCAAGTATTTGCCATAGATTGTAATTTGTTGGGTTCAGAACAACGCTAAACTAAACTCAACAAAGGATTTACAATGGCATTCACAGGTGCAACTACTCCAGAAACTGGAACAACATCTACAAATACATTAACAAGAGACGTATACATTGATACATTGGCTGCATTTAATCGTAGCTTAGTGTTCTCAGAGTATATTTACAAGCAAACTATTGACGGTGGAACTGGTGGACAGTTTATCGTTGAAGGTAAAGAAGATACTACTGATGGTTCAATCACAACTTATACTTCAGGTGCACAAATTGATGTAACTAATGGTACTCAAGATGAGCGTTTAGTTAATTTAGATAGACCTTACTATGAGGCTAGAAGAATTGACAGATTTAAAGAGGCTACATCAAGATATGATGTTATTCGTATGCAACTAAACCAAATTGGTGCTAACCTTGCTGCTAAGCGTGACCGTAAGATAGCTGCTGCTATTGAAGCTGCTTCACTTGCTACTGGTCGTGCTGGAAATGGTAACGGTACAGTTGTTGTTAATACTGCACTACCTGCTGGTGCTGCTGCTGCTGCTACTCCTGCATTACTTGGTGATGAGATTGCTGAGTCTATCTTTGCTGCTGTTGCTGCTATTCAGTTGTCCGATGCTAATGGAGATGTATATGTTGCTTTAAACCCAACTAACTACTCATACTTAGTTCAATCAGGTAAAGCTGTTAATGCTGACTACACATCATCTAATGGTGGTTTTGATACTGGTAAAGTAATGAAAGTTGGTGGAGCTAATGTTGTAATGACTAACCACTTACCTTCAACTGCTGGTCTTATTGGTTTAGCATTTACTGCACAAGCTGCTGGTATGGTTGAGCTATGGTCTCTAAACACTGCTATTGATGAGCAAGAAGATTTCTTAGGTGCTAAGCTAGTATCTGGTTCTTGTTGTGATGGTGTAGGAGTTCTTAGACCTAACTGTGCTGTATCTATCAAAAACGTATAGACTAATACGGTTATAGCTATCTCTTCGGAGGTAGTTATTAACTGCATTCATACCACATAAAGGAAATCATATGGCATATATTCAAGATGAATTTGACTCATCAAAACTACTTCTTACTGCTATCAATATATTGCTACAAGTAATAGATGAACTGCCTATAGAAAATACAGATGATTTAATTAACTCTACTACTGCTCAACTTGCAGAGATGACAATTATAGAAGTAAAGAAAGAAGTACTATCTCAAGGTTGGCACTTCAATACAGACTTAGGATATGTATTTCCTATGGATACTAATGGATATATTCCAATACCAGCAAATGTATTAGACATAGTTTCTGTATCTGGAAACATTATAATGAGAGATTGGAAGCTGTATGACAAGGATAACTATACTCATAGCTTCGAGAGTGCAGTTCCTTGTAATGTAGTTTGGAATATGGATTTTAATAGTCTTACTCATCCAATCAGACATTATATAACTATTAAGGCTGCTAGAATATTTCAAGCTAGAACAATAGGAGATACAGCTCAGTTTCAATTCACTTCTAAGAACGAAGAAGATGCTTATCTAACAGCTAAGTATTCAGAAACTAGAACTGGTAAATATAATATGCTAACATCAGTATATGGTTCAACTAATTCAGGACTAAGATAATGGCTTTGGTTCATACTAATAATACTGGTATATATGCTGGTGTAAGTAAACAAGCTATTGACCTTAGGCTTCCAAATCATTGTGAAGAAATGATTAACTGTTATCCATCTATACAGAATGGTACTAGAAGAAGAAATCCTACACAACAAATATCTAGTGCTATCTTTGCTGAAGATAATCAGTTTATGCACACATATGTTAATGTTTTAGTTACTGGTGATGCAGGAAGAAAAGATAGGTATAAACCTGTTGTTACTACTTTGCTGTATCCAGTCATATCTATTGTTAGCAATGAGTAATTAATA